GTAATGGAATCTCGTATCGCACCACCAGGGACATCGACATCCCTGAACTCACCAGGCATAAGAGGCGAATCATCCCCTTTAATACGGAGACCCCTAGCTTTAAGACCAGCAGGAAGATTCGATAACGTACCTGCATCAATAAGCTGACGAAGGATGGACGTTGCCGATTTAGCCAATCCACCAATAAGGTGAATAAGCCCTGTGCCGTAGAAACCAAGGCTTGGAAGGTATCTGTAATGAACAAAATATGGTCTTTTAGATTTCTTTGGGTCGTCTTCATACCAATTCTTTCTTATTGATAAAATAGTTCTAGATGATTTGTCTATTGTTACAACATAAGGTCTTGCTAATCCATCAGAGTCTTCAAATGGCTCTGGCATTTCTAAATCAACATGCATTTCTAATATAGTGTGCCTGTCATCATCATCATAAACCGAATCACTGCCCTCCATCTCATCATACTTTTCTTGTATGTCCGACTCATCTCTTGTGGGTTCTGGAAGCTCTATATCTCTATAAAAACCATTTACTTGTAATTCTCTAACTTGATTCTCTGTTTTCTTCATTACATGGGTATACCGTGAACAAGACATTAAATCGGATGCACCATAGGAAACTACAAAATCTTCAGCAGGTACAAACATGGAGCATGGTCTTTCCATGATTGGGTCGTAATAAACTTTTTTAAACGCTGATCCTGCAAGGGGTAGACGGAAAAGCATTTGTTCCATCTCGTCACGGTATTCTGTCATTTCTTCGGTAAGCATATGGTTCATCTCATGCTCTACACGTTTTGACTGTTGTGTTTTTTCTTTTGTTGTTTTGCCTACAATTTTTGTACGAACAGGTCCTGAAGCAGGAAATATCTCACCCATTGCTTGTGCTTGAAACCTAACTATGGCTTCCGATAGCAAAGGATGAAAAACTCCAGATGCACCTTCCCAAGGCTGTGACCTTTCTTCTATCTTCATACCTAAAAGATCAAGACCTTTTACATAAGACCTAGACCATTCTTTTCTTGATGTCCTGTCGGAATCAAAGTCTTCAACAAGACCTGATGCTATCTCTTCTAAATCTGCATCTTCAATAAATTCAGCTAAGTTTGAGTTATGGTCAGGTCCGACAATTCCTTCTGTCAAGCCACCTTCAAAGTCAACAACTATACCACCATCTTCTGTTTCTACTGAAACAGAGTCAGGATTTACAACCTCTACTTTAAGTTCTGATTCTTCAGGGTTTCCCCCTTCTTCTACCTCAAAAGGTTCAAGATTTTTATCTACTGCCATTATCTAATTCTAAAGTTAGTGCCTTTTGTAGCTAGACCCCCACCTCTCATTTTAAGAACCTTGCCACCTTTAGCGTAAGTTTTTTTCTTCATCTTACCACCACCTGCGTACATTTTCTTTTTCATCATTCCACCACCACGCATCTTGCCTTTTCCGTCAGCTGCGTAAAATGGAACTTTCTTTCCGTCTTTCTCGACCATTTTAAGCTTACCACCACCTGCGTAGCTTTTTTTCTTCATCATACCGCCAGCTTTTTTCATTTTTTTAGTCATACTAGTTCTGCCGCCAGCAGCATAACCTTTCTTTTTCATCATTCCACCACTTGCTTTCTTCTTAAACTTTTCAGCTTCTTTCTTAGAAACTTTTTTAGGAGCAAACTTGTTAGCCCATTCCTTTAAGGTCATGCCTTTTTTTCTTAACTCTTCTCCCGTAACGGCTAATTTCTTAACACCTTTTTTATCAAAGAAATATTTTTGACCTGCTTTTCTAGCTGCGGCTATTGATCTAGGCTTACCTGCTAACGGGTCTTTTTTAGTTTCTTTCTTTTTCTTTAAATCTTGTTTTCCTGCTAAAGCTTGTCTTTGAACTTCTGTTAACGTGCTTGCTGCCGTTTTTGCTCCCAAAGTTAGCCCTTTTGGTTCTTTTGATTTGATTGGTTTCTTTTCTTTTTTAATCTTTGGTGGAGCAGTTGTTACGCCTTGCCTTGGCATGTCTGGACCTCTTGCAGGTGGGTACGAAACTATTCTTGTAGGGTCGTTACCTTTAGCTTTATCTTTCTTTATTATTTCTTCGGCTTTCTTTTTGCCGTAATCTGTCCCCATAGAACGTTTAACTCTTTCCTCAAAAGTTATGCCTTTCTTTTTTTTATCTTTTTCTGCCATAATGTACCCCTACGTTTTTTTTAGATTAATACTATGTTACTCTGTAAGTCAATTTCTTTTGCACTATTCCACCACCACGCATTTTACTCATTTTACCACCTTTTTTGTACTTAGGTGTACCTAAGAATTTTCTTCCTGTTATGGTGTGGGTCTCTCTAACTCTATTGCTGACATCTAGTGGCAGTGTGGTTTTTATAAATTTTGAGTAGTCTATTTTCTTTGACCTGTAGTCTCCTATAGCTTTTATGTACTTTCGCTCATCTGGAGTAAAAGCAGGCATTACCTTACCTTATATCCTGATAGACTTCCTGAACCACTTCTCACTAGACCTCCACCACGCATCGCTTTTGTTTTAGTTATTTTTTTCTTTTTCTTTTTTTCTGCTTCAGCTTTAGCTTTATTTTTTCTTGCCAACTTGCTTCTTGCTACTTTAAAATTAACAGACTTTACATAATCATCTGACTCTTTTATTAAATCAGCCGTTTTTTTAGTAAAACCTTTTTCCTTCATAAGTTTTACGTTTAAAGGAACTGGTTTCTTTTTTCTTTTAGGTGCATCAGGTGAAGTTCCAAACGCTTGGCTTTTATATGCATCTTTTCCATATTTTGTAGCCATCTTCATATCAGAGAAATATTTTTTGTCGAATTTCTCTTCAAGAGCGCCTTTTTGCTTTCTAAACTCAGCATCTCCTGATGTTCCCCTGCCTTTAAATTTTTCTCTAAGTTTCTTTATTTTTTCATCTAATTCTGATCTAAGATTTTTTTTGGTTCTTCCTGTTGCTACATCTGATCTGTCGCCTTTCATTAGTAGGTCTATGTCAGCATTACCACCTGCACTCATTCCTTTTATTCCACCAAGTTTTTTTGTAAATCCTACTATAGAACCTGATACTGTTTTAGGCATCTTGCCAGTTTTTAGGAACTCGTTTCTTTTTCTTGTTACCCCTGCTTTTGTGCCAAAACCAAAGTTTTTCATCTTCAGTCTGCTATCTATTCTACCTATAGCTTTATCTCTTTGTTTAGAAAGTTTTGATTTTTTTATGGGATCATCCATGCCAGAAATTCTCTTATCTAGCTCTTTTACTTTTTTTCTGATGACATTTAAGCCTATCATTCTTTTTTTATAAAGTTCTTCTGCCATTAGTAATACTCCACTGGTCTTCTATATTTTGGTTCGTCATCCCAATCATCTCTTTCTGCTCTGACCCATCCCCCTTGACGAAACCTTAAAAGAGCTTGGGTTGTACTATCTACTAAGTCGTCATGGTCACCTGCTGGGAAAGAAGCACATTCTTCAATAACCTCATCAGCCCATCTAGTTGGATAGTACCATATACTACCACTAGAAAACAAGTCTGTAACTGCATTAACTCTTGCAATTTTATCGTTACCTCTGGTCGGTGTAAACTCTGTAACAGGTATTCCCATAGCACGAAGCTCAAAAACTAAAGGCGCACCTGATGCTTTTGCCTCTACAATCATCTGATCTGGTTCAAACTCCCAATACTTATCGTATGCGGCACGTTTTAACTCTGGAAACTCTAGTTTTTCTTTAAATGCATCCAAGAGAATCAGGTGTGGTCTTGTTTCATCAACGTCTTTATGGTGGTAAAACACACCCCAAGTGGTACATGCACTGTAGTCACTGCGTTGTGTCTTTAAAAACGCTGTATCCCACGATTGAATTATACATTCACAGGGTGGTAGCTCTGATTCTGTCCATTCATTCCACCATTCACGTTTAATTAACGCTCCTTCTTCTG